GTAATTTCACTTACAAGTGGGTTAGATACTATATTAAACTTAAGACCTGTAACATTTGATTATAAAGAAGAATTTTCAAATTCTGTAAATTGGGAAGATGGTGTTAGATTAAACAATGTTGGATTCATTGCACAAGAATTTGAAGAAGTATTCCCTAAATATGTTAGTTCATCTGAAAGAAGAATTAATGGTGAATTTGAAATTTTAAAAAACATTGACACTAGCCATTTAACACCTTACTTAGTTAAAGCAATCCAAGAACTTAACACAAAACTAGATGCAGCTAATGCAGAAATAGAAGCACTAAAATTAAAATAAATTTGGTTGTTTCCCATCTCTTGTATATATTTATATCAAACAAATAAAATATAGATTATGTTAACACTTATTATCATTGTTGTTATCGTTGCCGTTGCTCTTTTCGTAGCTATGAAAACTGGTAAAGTTGCTGATGCAAATAACAATAACATTCCTGATGCTTTAGAAATTAAAGTAGAAGAAATTAAAGAAGTAGTTGCTGAAGTTAAAGAAGAAGTTAAAGAAGTAGTAGAAAAAGTAAAAAAACCTGCTGCTAAAAAACCTGCTGCTAAAACTAACGCTCCTAAAAAAACAACTAAGAAGTAATTATGGAAAAAATCACATTGAAATTAGCTGAATTTTATCAATTAGATGCTGAATTAAATGGCGTTACGAACCAACAAACTGGCGATAAATTAGCCAATGGTTTATTAAACGAGAAAGTTAAGTTAACTACTAAGTATTGGTTAACTGATTTATCTAAAAAAGTTTCTGCTGAAAAAGAAGCTGTTGAAAAAGTTAAAAACGAACTTATTCAAAAACACGGCGAAGCAGACGAAAGCGGAAACATCAGTATCCCATTGTACATCAATGAACAAACTGATGAAGAAGGTAAAGTAGTTTCTCGTGAAATCAACCCTAAATTTGTTGAATTCCAAAACGAATTTAACACATTATTAGAAGAAACTCGCGAATTAGAACACAAAGGTTTCAAACTAGAAGAACTTGAATCAGTAGAGTCAGCTGACAACTACCCAGTGTTCTTCAAACTAATTAAAGTTGATGAATAAAATTTCAGAAATATTTCAGGCGTGGGTAGCTGCGGCTAATCCCACTCCTGAACAAAAAGAAATTGCAGAATACAGATCTAGTGTTTGCGACAGTTGCGATAAAAAAGGTTTTAATGATATAATGAATCTTTATTATTGCATGGAATGTGGCTGTCCACTTAATAAAAAAGTATTCAGTCCAGTTGAAGGACCTAAAGCTTGCCCATTAGCTAAATGGGAAAAATAAAGTTATGGCAAAATTAACACCTGAAGATTTACAATCTATCAAAGAATTACAGTCTAAGTACAATCAAACAATATTTGAAATTGGCGTTGCTGAGGCACAAAGAATCGCAATTGAAGATCAATTAGACAAAATATTGGAAAATAAAAAAGGCATGGTTAGCGATCTCGCAACAATCGAGAAAAAAGAATCGGAACTAATCGCTGCTCTTCAAGTAAAGTACGGCCAAGGTACAATCGACCCTGATACAGGAGAAATCACACCTATCCAGTAATAGTCCCTGCGGTTTATAGTGGTTTTTGGATATTTATTATTAGGTCAATCCTATTAAATTTCAAAAACAATTAACATAAAATGGCAGAAAAGATTTTATCTCCTGGTGTATTCCAAAATGAATCTGACCAATCGTTAGTACAAAGAGGTATTCAAGGTACAGCAACAGCAATCGTTGGTCCTACAGTGTTAGGTCAACCATTCGTTCCTACCTATGTTACTTCTTATACTGAATATGTGTCTAAATTCGGAGAATCATTTAAGAGTGGTAGCTATTACTACGAATATTTAACATCATTAGCCGCTAAAGATTTCTTTAACAATGGTGGTCAAACATTATTAGTTACTAGAATTATCTCTAGTGGTAGTGCTAACATGAGCACTTATGCAAGCGCAACTATTCCAGCCGCTGTAAATCCATCATTATCATCTTCATTCGTAATTGAAGCTTTAGCTTGGGGTGATGAAATGAATAACACTTCTAGTATAACTAGCGGTGCTTTAGCAAGCGGTAGTACACTTAACGTACGTTGGGAAATTGTAAATGTAAATACTGGTAGTGGTACATTTAGTATCGCAGTTCGTCAAGGTAATGATAATACTGCTCAACCTAACTATTTAGAAACATGGCCTAACTTATCATTAGACCCAGCTTTACCAAACTTTATCTCTCGTGTAATTGGTGATATTAAACCAGTATATGCTTTAGATAGTGATGGTACTCCAGTTATTAACTTCACTGGTTCTTATGCTAATGCTTCTCAATACATCCGTATTAAGTCAGTAACAACTCCACAAGTTGATTCTATTGACAACAACGGTAACTATAAAGCTACTCAATACAGTGGTTCATTACCAGTTGTAGGTAGTGGTTCTTATGGTGGTTCATTTGCTGGTGGTTTAGCTGCAACAGCTGCTACTCAAAACATGAACGAAGCAATTACAAACTCAAATATTCAAGGATTTGCTCCAGCTGATTATGTTGCTGCATTTACTTTATTAAATAATAAAGACGAATATCAATTCAATGTATTACTAGCTCCAGGTGTTACTTTAGGCAACAGTGCAGTATCAACTATGATTTCTACTTGTGAGAACAGAGGTGATGCTATTGCGATGGTAGATACAGTATTATATGGTCAAACAGTTACAGCTGCTGCAACAGCTGCTTCTGGTCAATCTAGCAACTACGCTGCTACTTACTGGCCTTGGGTTTCATTATACTCTACAGCATTAGGAAAAGCTGTATGGGCTCCAGCATCAACTGTAATGGGTGGTGTTTTAGCATTTAACGATCAAGTTGGTGCTGAATGGTTCGCTCCAGCAGGTTTAAACCGTGGTGGTGTACCAGCAGTATTAAGAGCTGAAAGAAAATTATCTCAAAACGATCGTGATAATTTATATGAAGCAAATGTTAACCCATTAGCTACATTCCCTGGAGAAGGTGTTGTAGTATTTGGTCAGAAAACATTACAAAAGAAAGCTACAGCATTAGATCGCGTAAACGTTCGTCGTTTATTGATCGCATTGAAAGACTTTATTGGTCAAGTAGCTAATAACTTAGTATTCGAACAAAATACAAATGTAACTAGAAATAGATTCTTAGCTCAAGTTAACCCTTACTTAGAATCAGTAGTACAACGTCAAGGTTTATACGCTTACAAAGTAGTAATGGATGATTCAAACAATACTCCTGATGTAATCGACAGAAACCAATTAGTAGGTCAGATCTATATCCAACCAACTAAGACTGCTGAATTTATTATCTTGAACTTTAACGTATTACCAACCGGCGCTACATTCCCTGCATAAGGGGATGTAGTTGCTAATATTTATTAATAGCAATTTAAACATTATATAAAATGCCTGTATTAGACGCTAACGAAATAATGTTCACCGCGTTTGAACCTAAAGTTCAGAATCGTTTTATCATGTACATCGATGGTATTCCAGCGTACTTGATTAAATCAGCAACTGCTCCTGGATTCGAAGCTGGTGAAATTATTTTAGATCACATCAACGTATACCGTAAAGTTAAAGGTAAGGTTAGATGGAATGATATGACTTTGAACTTATATGATCCTGTAACACCAAGTGGTGCTCAAGCTGTAATGGAATGGGCTCGTTTGGCTCACGAATCAGTAACTGGTAGAGATGGTTATTCTGACTTTTACAAGAAAGATTTAACATTAGACATCTTAGGTCCAGTAGGTGATGTAGTAGGTGAATGGATCGTTAAAGGAGCTTATGTAAAAACAGCTACCTTTGGCGAATATGACTGGGCTAATGACGCTGCAGTCAACTTAACAGTAACCGTAGCTATGGATTACTGCGTACTTAACTTCTAATTCCTCTCTTACCGAAAGAATCACCACTGTCTAAAGGTGAAATTGAAGTAAAATATATGACTGCAAAAGAAGAAGATATTCTTACTAATAACAACTATATCCGTCAAGGCACAGTAATTGATAAATTATTACAATCAATGATTGTCACTCCAATTGAATATAGTGAGTTATTAACTGGATATAAAGATGCAATTATGGTTGCTGCTCGTATTTTAGGTTATGGTAAAGATTACAATATTATATATAACGGCAAAGAGTATACAGTAGATTTAACTCAATTAAAAGAAAAAGAAGTAGATTTTTCATTGTTTAGTGGTGGTACAAATGATTTTTCATTTATGTTGCCTCAAACAAATAATAGCATTACTTTTAAAATATTAACACACGGTGATGAACAAAAAATAGATGCTGAAATTAAAGGTTTACAAAAATTAAACCCATTAGCTACTACAGATGTTACAACACGTTTAAAATATATTGTAACATCTATTAATGGTAACCGTGATGTAAAAGCAGTACGTGACTTTGTAGATACAATGTTAGCGCAAGATGCTAGAGCATTACGCCAACATTATGCAAAAATAACACCAGGCATTGATATGAAATTTATTCCTAATGATCCAAACTATGTTGGGGAGGGCATAGAATTCGTGCCGTCACTTAACTTTTTTTGGCCTGACGCAGGAATATAGATTAACATTATTCAAACAAATACACGAAATTGTATTCAATGGAAATGGCGGTTATGATTGGAATACAATATATAATATGCCTATTTGGTTACGAAGATTTACATTTGAAACATTAAAGGAGTATTATGAAAAACAAACCGAAGAAAATAATAAAGCTCAGCAATTATTAGAAAATCAAAAATCAAAGGGTGTTGCAAGACCCAACATAGCTCCTAAACAACCAACATATACAACTAAAGCGCCTACTAAAAAGTAAGCGCTTTTAATATTTATATGGGCAATAATAAATTATGGCTGAACAGCTTACACCAGAACAAATAGCAGCTCTTAAAGAACAGCTTCGTCAACTTAATGAACAATATGAAAAGTTGGCGGGGAAGAAGTTTTTTGAAGATATGCCTGATGATATAAGGTTAATCAATAACCTAGTAGGTATATTAAATAAAGAAATTTATGATTTAGAACATAAATTTGATTCTATATCAAAAACATTACAAAATGTTTTAACTGACTTTAATGGTGCTGGTAAAATAATTAGTTCCATTAATGGTTCATTTAGTAAATTAGTTAGTTTAACTTCTAAAGTACAAGATCATGCTAATGGTATTAATGTTTTAAGTGTTAAAGAATTAAAAAGTATTCAAAATCGCGCTAATGCTGAAGTTAAAAATTTAAAATTTCAACAAGAACAAGGTCAAAAAGAATTAACTAGTAACAAACTAACTGAAAAACAACGAGAAAAACTTCAAGATCAAGTTGATGAAATAAATAAGGCTTTAGCAGAAAAAACAAGCTATCTTAATCAAATTAATGGTTTATTAGAGGAAGAGATAAAAAATGAAATAGATGTTCAAAAGAAATTAGGCCTAACAGGTGCTACAATTAAAGGTATTACTAGTAGTCTAGAGAAAATGGGAATCAGCAGTATATTCTTTGCTGATTTAAATGATGATTTAAGAGCGGCTGCTAAGAGTGGAGGTAGCTTAAAAGTAGCAATGACTGGAGCTGTAGGTTTAGCTAAAGGCTTAGGACAAGCACTTACTGATCCTCTTACTTTATTTACTTTCTTTGTTAAACAAGGTTTCTTAGCTAATTCTCAAGTAGTAGAATTAGGAAAATCTTTAGGTACAGCAGGAGAAAAATTTAGAGAGACACTTACAAATATTGAATTAGCAAGTTCAAATATAAATGTTACTACAACTAATTTAGTTAAAGCATTTAATGAACTTGTTACAACAACAGGTTTTGCTTATGAATTTACTGCTGATCAACTTGAAACACAAATCAAGTTAACTGAACAAGTAGGATTACAAGCAGACGAAGCAGCTCAAATTCAACGTTTAGGTGTCTTAAATAACAAGACATCAGAAGAAACTTATAGATCATTTGTTAGAGGATTAGCTGCCGCTAGAAATCAGCTTCGTGTTGGTATTGATTTTAAAGCAACATTAGCTGCAGCATCTAAAATATCAGGTCAATTAGCTGCAAATTTAGGATACAATCCAGAACGTATTGCTCAAGCTGTAGTTCAAGCTAAGGCATTTGGAACGACTTTAGAACAAACAGCAAAGTCAGGTGAATCACTTTTAAATTTTGAATCATCAATTGAAAACGAATTAAAAGCTGAATTATTAACTGGTAAACAAATTAACTTAGAAAGAGCTAGAGCAGCCGCTTTAGTAGGCGATCAAGTTACATTAGCTGAAGAACTAAATAAACAAGTAGGAACATCAGCTGAGTTTACTAGAATGAATGTTATACAACAGAGATCATTAGCTGAAGCTGTTGGTATGACTGCAGATGAATTAGCTGAAAAATTAAGAAAAAGAGAAGAAGCAGTTAAACAAGGAAAATCATTAGCTCAAATAACTGAAGAAGAAGCCGCAGCCGCAATTGAAAGACAAAAAGCACAAGATAAGTTCAATAAAGGAATTGAAAAATTAACTAGCATTATTGGAAATCTATTAGCAGGACCTTTAGGACAATTACTAGATGTGTTATCAGGAGTATTTACTTTACTAAGCAAAATTATTTCAGGAGTAC